GAAAAAAGAAGAAAGTTAATAGAAACAATAAAAGAAAATGGGATTGCAACTTATTCAGGACAAGGAGAAAGAGTTAGTGGCGGAAGTATTGAGTATAAAAGTAATCTGGAAAAAACAGAAGACAAGATATATGAATTAGAAGTATCAATTGAGAAAATACAGGATAAATTAGATTTAGTAAATTCTGCTTTGGATTATGTGAAAGATGACAAACATTATAAAATAATTGAAATGAAATATTTTGAAAAGAAAACAAATAATTTAATAGCCGAAGCTCTAGGAGTGGACGAGAAGACAGTTAGAAGGAATAAAAATAGGCTAGTAGAGACAATTAGCATATGGATATTTCCAGATGAAGTTTTAAATATAATTTAATTTTGTCCAAAAAATGTCCACTTGCTAGCCGTTTTAGTGCCCGTTTACTAGCCGTTTTGATGTCCTTTTCAATGTCCAGTCAATATGCTATAATTAGTTATAATGGAAATCTTGTAAAGAGATTGGTGCTCGGGCCTTTCTCTTTTTTATTTGAAAGGAAATGACATGCTAAAAACTGTATGCACAAGATGTAATAAGAAGTTAAAGCAGGGCGAAAGATGTAGCTGCAATAGTAACAGGCATAGGGAATATGACAGATTTAACAGAGATGAAAAGTCTAAGCAGTTCTATCATTCAAAGGAATGGGGTAGGCTAACGGCATTATGCAAAAGCAAATGCAATGGATTAGATCTTTATGAATTCTACGAGAACAATAAGATAGTTAAAGGGGAACTGAGTCATCACATTATTCCAGTTGAAGATGATGCCGGGAAGAAGTTTGACATTGACAATCTTATCTATGTTAGCCATAAGACACATAACTTTATTCATAGTGTCTATGCCCGTTCAAAAGAAGAAAAAAAAGTTTTACAAATAAAATTATTTAATTATTTATTAAAAATTAAAAAAAATTAATAAGGGGTGGCGAAAAAAGTTTTTCAAATTTTGCTCAAGACCGCATCCCCCCAATTCTCGGGAGAAAATGCCAAAAATGAAAAATCATTCAATTAGGAGGTGGGAAAAATGGCAGGAAGACCTAGAAAAGTTGTGAGTATAAGTACAGGAAAAATAGGAAAAGAGAAGATAAAAGCTAGACTGGAACAGGAGAAAAAAATAAAAGTAGGTCGTGAACAACTTGCAGAACCTCCTGAATGGTTGGGTAAGAATGGAAAAAAAGAATTCAATAGAGTTGTTGAAGAAGCAGGGCATGTTGAATTACTTGACAATTTAGATTTAGGAATATTGGCCATGTATTGTAATGCTTATGATTGCTATGTAGATATAACTGCTAAAATTCAAAAAAGTGGATATTTAGCTATTAAAAAGACTGCTAATGATAAATTTCAAGTAGTGCATCCTTTACTTTCTGCACAGGAAAAATATGTGAAACAAATAATGCAATGCTCTACTAAGCTTGGACTTGCGACAACTGACAGATTAAAACTGATAGTGCCGAAAAAAGAAGAAAGTAGCACTAACAAATATTTAAAATATTTGTAGGATGCCAAAAATGGATAGAACGACAGAATATGCAAAACTAGTTGTAAATAAGAAAAAAATAGCAGGAAGAAAAGAATATTTAGCATGCGAAAGGCATTTACAAGATTTAAAAAGAAAGAATTTTGATTATAAATTTAATAAGGAACTTGCTGAAAAAGCAATAAATATAATCAATGAATTAGTAATTGGAGAAGGTGAAGAACAGCAAAAACTCAGTACAAGAGGATTCCAAAATTTCATAATAGGTTCTTTATTTGGATGGGTTAAAAAGAAAACAAAAGAACGAAGATTCAGAGAAGCTTATATTCAAGTTGGAAGACAAAATGGGAAATCTATTTTATCGGGAGCAATGGCGAATCAATTTGCAACATTTTCAGGGTATAAATTAGGACGGATATTTTGTGCGGCCACGAAACAGGAACAGGCAAATATAGTATGGGATGAAATAGCGAAATTTATTCGGAGTGATAATGATTTACAGGAAATGTACAAAATTACAGAGCATGAAAGGACAATAAAATCATTTGTTACAGGAAATGTTATTAAGTCGCTTGGAAGAGATACGAAGAGTGCTGATGGATTTAGAAGTATTTTGGCCATATGCGACGAATTACATGCACATCCAAATAATCAGATGTACAAGTTAATGCTTGACGGTCAAATTAATGTTGACGGAGCTTTGACATTAGCAATAACAACTGCAGGATTTAATCTGAATGGATTCTGTTTTGAACAATATAAGTTTTGCGAAAAAGTATTGGAGAAAGTGATTGATAAAGAATCACTTTTTATTTTTATCTGTGAAATGGATAAAGATGATGATATCTGGGATTATAACAATTGGGCAAAGAGCAATCCGTACTTGCTTTTTAATTCAGACAATACAATCAATAAAGATATGGTTGCAAGACTTGCCGAAAAAGCAATTGAAGCAAAAGAAAAAGGCGGAGCAGATCTTCTGAATTTTATGACAAAACATCTTAATTATTGGGTGACAAATGGAGTAGGTGGTTTTGTTGACTTACAGAAATTCAAAGAGTGCGAAAGTGATTTAACTATAGAAGACATGAAAGGCAAAGAATGTTATCTTGGATTAGATTTGTCGAGTGGAGGAGATTTGACAAGTATAGCTCTTGGATTTCCGCTGGAAAATGAGAAAATATATATTTATTCTCATTCTTTTATGCCTGAATTAAGGCTTGCTGAACATGAAAAAACAGATGATGTCCCTTATAGAATGTGGGTAAACAAAGGCTTATTAACATTAACAAGCGGGGCATTTGGAGTGAAAACGGATTATAAATTTATAATAAATCATTTGAAAGAACTGATTGAAAAATATGAAATTAGGATTTTAGAAGTTGGATATGATAGTCATAATGCAAGTGTATTTTTACAAGATTTAGACTTTTTAGCATGTGACTTGACAGAAATAAAGCAATCTGCAAAATCATTGAACGACGCAACAAAAGATTTTCAGCTGTCAGTAAAAGCGAATCAGCTTTTATATGATAAAGAAAATGACTTGCTAAAATGGAGTATTGCTAATGCAACTACGACAAGCAATAGTTTCGGAGAAATCAAAATAGATAAACAGGCTCAAAAATATAGAATAGATCCAGTTGATGCTGTTATGGATGTTTGGAAAATAATGTTAGTTAATAAAAATGAATACAGTGCCAATTCTGAATTTGATGATTGGTTTGAAATGATAAAAGGAAAGTAGGTGAAATGGTTGAAAATATTCGATAAATGGATAGTAAAAAAAGCAATAAATATATTGAATCAGGGAGAAGATAACAGACGTGAAAAAGAAACGTCTGGAGAAATATATGAATTTTTAAAAGGTGGTAATATATCTGCAGGAAAAGATTTAAGTGAAATAACATATTTTACATGTTTGAAAGTTTTAAGTGAAAGTATAGGGAAATTATCAATCAATTTAAAAGATAGTGATAATAATAGGATATATGATCATGATAGCTTGCAGATGTTAAAAGTCAGACCTAATAAGTTCATGACGCCTACGACTTTTAAGGCTTTGATAGAATATCATAGAAATCATTCTGGAAATGCCTATGCTTATTTGAAATATGAAAAGAATGGAAAGCTGGAAGGAATATATCCGCTTGAAAGTAGAAATATGCAGATATTAATAGATAATGCTGATATTTTTCAAAGAGGAAACAAAATGTATTATAGGTATCTAGCACCAAAGACAGGAAAAACATATATATTTGAGGATAAAGAAATACTGCATTTTAAAGGTGGACTTAGTGAAGATGGACTTGTAGGAAAATCAATCAGAGAAACTTTAGCAAGCACACTGAAAGGTGTTAAAATAAGTCAACAGTATTTGAATAACTTATATGAAAAGGGCCTTACTGCAAAAGCTATTCTGAAATACACTGGTGATTTTGACAGTAAAAAGAAAGCAATGCTTGTAAATGAACTAGCAAATTTTGCTTCTGGAAATGACAGTAGAGGAATTATTCCAATACCGCTTGGAATGGATTTAGTTCCTCTGGATCTTAAGTTGACGGATTCACAATTTTATGAACTGAAAAAATTTACAAGCTTACAAATTGCAGCGGCATTTGGTGTTAAACCAAATCATCTAAATAACTATGATAAGTCAAGCTATGCTAACAGTGAAATGCAGAACTTGACTTTTTATATTGATACACTCCTATTTATCCTGAATCAATATGAAGAGGAATTTAACTATAAGATGCTTTCAGAGGAAGAAAGAAAAAAAGGATTAAGATT